TTGCGATCTCACCGCTGTAATCAGTGTTACTGATATCTTCTACAACTGAAGAGTTGCGGAAAGCCTTTTGGACTTTCTTTGAATAGATAACTGGTGAAAAGTTACCATTCGGCAGGTTGGTATAACCTGATGCTACTGAGAATGCCATTTTATGTCTCCTTTGTGAAATGGCTGGAAGCTTGCGCTTCGGACAGAACACAGAAGAGGACAGGTGAGTGGCAGTACTGTGGTAAGGGTGCGCCACGCTTTGCAGAGTGTGTCGGGCCTCACCGTACTGGTGGACTTATTGTCGTATTTCTTCTGGAAAAAGGAACAAAGGGGTAGTCTAAATGGAGGCCCTAGTCCTGATTAGAGATTGAAGAAACAACCTCATTATAGCCCTTTACCTAAAAGGCTAAAAAGAAACTGTTAATATAATAATTATAGCATTTTTATAGCCAACAGTAAAGGGTCTTTATTATCTACTGTTGGCTTTTTATTTAACGGGCTGCGCCTGATACGTCGTATACGAAGTTACCTGTACGCATAGACTCCAAGATAGAGTCTTCGTACTTGTCGTATTCCCGATCAGTCATCTTGGCGACTTGGCTTTCAGAGAAGCGTTGCTTGCCGCCAGTAGGTGCAGGAGTAGCCGCAGATGTGCGTCCTACAGACTGTGCAGCGGAACGTGTTCCTGTACGCTTCTTGCCTTTGTCTGCCTTGTACAAATCAATCGCACGGGCGGCAGCTACAGCATCTGTATTGTTTTTATACAGAGCATCCTGAATGTATGTCGGCTGCATCGTTACCCATTCATGGAAGGCTGGGTCTTGTCGAATATCACCGAAGTCAGGATGAAGCTTCATAAGCTGTTGTTCTGCTTCTTTGCGAGTAAGTTTTTTCTCTAGGTCTTTAAGATGGCCTAGGCGCTTCTCGCCCTCTTCCAGTGCTTCATTTGCACGTTTACGAGCAATCGTATCTACGATCTTAGCTACGTCTGGATACTTTTTAGACCACTGATCAATCTCTTCGTCCGTCTTAGGAAACTTAATTTGTCCCTTTGCGGCAGTCTCTAGCTGGTGTTTTAACTGTGCTAGTTCCTGATCCTTTTGTTGTATCTGGCTTTGCGTGTGGCGTCGTAGATCACCATAACGTTTTTTAAATGAAGCTTCTTCTGAGTCTTGCGGTTCAGCTTCTACTTGGTTTGTTTTAGCCAATTCTTGGCTGTAAGACAGATCATCATCTGCCTCGTCTGCACGTTTATATCTTGCCATGATTTTTCCTTTGGGGGCCGCATACGGGTAGCCCAAATAGTTTTAGGATATGAATGCCACCTTGGGCTTTTTCAACATTCCGTATAGCGAAGTCGCAGTGCCGTATTCACTTTCCTGATACTCTTCAGTTTCATCGACTTCAGGTTCTTCTTCCGTAACCTCTACTGACGCCATCTCCACCTCATTGCCTTCTGGGGTTTCGTAAGCGTCTTCAGCCTCTTCCACTTCTTCGGCCTCTTCGACCTCAGATTCTTCATCAACGTATTGAATTAGTCCGTCGGCATACATGCCCATCAGACCCATCTTAGCCTCGGCTTCCATATCCATGATATGCTTCAAGCCGTGCCACTTCACGACATCTGCAGGCAGAACGTACTCGCCTTCAGAAATCATCACTGAAATATCGTCACGCACATTCTCTGCGGATGAACCGACAGGAATATCGTTACCTGATACAGGATCAACCATAAGCCCGTCGTCACAACCACAAGCCATACCGCCGTGGGACATTCCGTACTTTTCGTCCTGTTCTGGGCTATCTACTTCAACCTTTTGCGCTGCATCCGCTGCAGTCTTTTCATAGGCAGACAATTCACCATTGTTATCTTTATCGGCTTTCTTGTCGTCCCGTTGGAACTTCTTGTTTGCCATATCTTCGCCTTCCTGAGTATTGATGCCCTTACGGGCAACGGCTAGACCGCCCAGAGCAAATCCACTTTCTTTTATCTTGCTAATCATTGGGCCTGTGTCGTATCCGACTTTCTCTAAGCCCAGCGCACCCAAAGCCCCGCCCATCTTTGCAATGTCACGAAGACCAAAAGAACTTTCACTTTCATCCTGTCGTGAGTAGCTTAGTTGCTCCAAATCAAGCATCTCTTGTGCTTCTTCAGGAGTATACTCATCTGAAATTAACAAGCGCCCGTCTTCGCCTTTGAGTTGGTGAAGCATGTCGTCTTGTTCTTGTAGTTGCTCAATAGCAGTCTCACCGTAAGCACGGGGCCAATTAACGCCTGAGTTAACCGCATTCTCTATCGCAATTTCGATAGGCTGTTCTTCACCATCCCAGATGGTAGGGATTAGAGTTGGTTTGCCATCAATATCAACAATAGTTGTTTTAACCGTAGACAGAGTACCATCTTCATTTCGCTTGGCTGTGCCATTCGCAATGTTAAGAAAATGGTGTTCTAGGATTGGGTCCATTACTCGGCTCCCTTAATTGCTTCATCACGCAAAGTGGCAAACCTACGAAGTTCACGGATTGCACCCTGTATTTCTAGGATGCGGTCCCGATCCTTTTCTTTCTCAAGATTGTCTCGGTGTTGCTGAATGCGGTACTGCGCATAAGCGTCTAGTCGTTCCATCTGGTCTTTGTCGTTGACCAAAAGCAGAAGACTGCGAAAGAATTGTTTATTCATTATTGTACTGGCGGCTGTTGTGGGGGCTGATTAGGTTGCTGCGGTTGTTGACCCCCGTTGTCGCCACCGCCACCACCTGTGAACCCTGCAGCGTTAGGCTCTGGTGCATTTCCTGGGGCTATAGTGCCACCACCGTTACCTGTTGGGTCTTGTGGGTTTGGTGCGCCACCTTGTTGTGGTGCTTGCTGTGGCTGTTGTGGCATCATAGCCTGAATGTCAGCCATCATCTTCGCTTGGATAATTGCCTCACGCTGATCGTTTAGGATTTTATCTTCGTCTAGGTCCATAGAAGCAGCAAGTTCACGAAGCACATAGTCATACTTCACAAACGGTGCCATCTGTGGATTGCCTGTCATCTGCATAAACTGCAGTAGACGTTGGCTACGAATTTCATTCCGCATTAAGCTTTCCGTCCCACGGGCTTTCACCTCTAAGTCGCCATTCGTAAATTCTTTGTCGAAGTTGAATTGCATGTTGAACGCAAACAAAGCTTTACCAAGCGGGGCTAGGAGATAGTCGTCGATGTTACGCACTACAGCCTTAATGTTCTGTGCGGCTGCACCCATCAGCATGGACATACCAGAAGCGGTACGGCCTACCCCCATAATGCCCGTGGAACCGTGGCTATACGATGGAATACCTGTGGCTTCGTCAGATAGCTGACGGGCCTTATCAAACATCATCAATAGTTCTTGAGATACGTTAGGGAACTTAGTGCCGAAGATAGCTTGCCCTGGGGCACCAGCTTGTCTACGGAATACTTTTCCTGGGTATACTGACATATCCTGTCCTGGGACTAGGTTAGTCTCATCAATCTCAATGAGTAGGTTTCCTGACAACGCACCGTTGTCTACTGCCATACGCATGAAGCCATTCATCAGCAACTGCGTGTCTTCCATGTTTTCTGCAACACCAATGCCAAAGAAGCTATATGGGTTTAGTTCGTAAGGAACGGCAGAGTAAGGAATACGGCTAGGGGTAAATGGGTTAAGGACTAGACGCAGGATTTGTCCGTTACAAACCCAAACGTTTACTTGAATTTCGTCACGATCCGCTAGATCACTTGGAATTTCCATGTCAGCTTCTTCAGCCAACTCAGAATCCAAGATGCCCCAGTATTCTAGGACTTCAAAGCGATCAACGGCTTCTGTATTACCGCCATCTTCTAGAGTATTTTCCCAGTACTCTCGTTGGTACTGTGGACCGTACTCAATAGCGAGTTCAATGCTTTCGTCACGGAAATGTGGACGCTTTTTCAAAGACCGCATTTGTGTGCGGTTTAGACGATGGCGCTGCACGGTAAATTCCGCTTCAGCCATATTTCGTGCGTCAGGATCAGGATAGAAATCCCAGATAGAAACGTACTCCACTTTTGGAATAGTTTCAAACATAGGCTCGTAATTACCTTCTTCATCCCAACGTGGATATTCTTTGTCGAAGGCAAACGGGCCTTTGATAATACCCGTACCAAACAAAGATGTTTCAAATGCTACAGAACGTAGGTGCTTAGAAGCGTTTGTCTCTTCTAGCTGATCGTGCATCTTCTTTTCCATCATCAGAGCCGCACGTTTTGCAGGCTCAAAGGTGATGGCTGTAGGCGTTGTGCCTGCACCAGCTTCTAGTTCTTCCCGAACAGGCTCTAGACGCTGTTTAAAGACGCCCAGATCACGCTCAATGTCTGGACGCACGATAGTACGGGGTACTTTGTACTCTACCTGTACCTTTTCCTTTACCTTTTCGTCGGTAAGGGCGTTAGGATCGTAATTTACCGCCCCAGCTACGTTATTTGGGTAGCGACGGGCTTCAATACCAATAGGAAACTTAGAACCTGCAAAGAGAACGTCCACCAACTGCGCATATGACGCCAATACTTTGGTTTTCGTGATCTTAACAAACGCTTTAGACTTCTCTGTGTCCGTAAATTGGACATCAGGGCCGTATAAACCCCGATAATTGCGATAAGCTAGTAGCCAACGCTCTTCATCAATGCGTCGGTTGTCCTTAGAACGTCGAAACTGCGTATCAACGTAGGAAGCAAGACCATTAAAGTCTATATTTTCCTGTTCTACGTCGCTTCCTTCTTCCAAAGCCACAACATTGGTTGCTTCAGTAGCTTCTTCAGGGTCTAAGCCTTTAGGTTTGTCCATAAGTGCCATGTTTTAGTATCCAAATGTTGCGTCTGATGGTGTCCAGCTACGTTGTGGGACGCCTTGACCCCAATCAAACGGGGATGCCGCCCTAGGTCTGGACATTACGCCGTATCTAACGCTGTCATAGGCGTGGTCTGAGGCGTATCTGGGATCAATATCATCCGATCCTTTGGGATCAGACGGAATTACGGGTAAATCTGAGATAATCTGACGACAAGTATTGAAGAACATGATCCCAGCTAGTTCAGTTTCTTCATTATATTTCAGTCTTTCGTGTAACTGGTTCTTCCCAGCTACCCTTGCGCCTGCAGATCGGTCACTAGGACGCCATCTACAGCCCATCGCAATCATTTCTTCGGCGATTGAAGGTCCGATTTGTCCACGATTATGCCAGCAACTGCTGTCCAGAACGCCGTAACTGATTGATTCACCTCGTTCTGCATCAAGAATAGCCGCTGCCAAATCTTTTCCAGTGTGTCTTGAGACATAGAGTTCCCTATAAACGTAAAGAGTTTCAAAAGATGGGTCTATTGCGAACCAATGTACGGCACTGTAACTGCTATAACCGTAGTCGCATGACCTAAACCGACGCCAATCCTTGGGTATATCGAATGGTTCACAGACATGAACGCTATTCTTAAACTCAGGAAAGGCTGCACCATCCGCAATATTCCAATCGCCTTCTAGTAATTGGCGACGTTGCATCTCTGGCAAAGACAAAAGGTTGGCTTCGTATTGCCCCCCTTCACGAAGATAGGGGTTGTCTTTCAGTGATGCTGGGATAAAGCGTCTGTAGAATAGAGGTTTGCCCTCATTCTCATGTCCCCTAGGGTATACTAAGGGTTCCCCTGTGTCAATATCTGTCGCAACAAATTTCTGATTGTTAGGGGCTGGATCAATGAACATTTTCTTGACCCACATATGACCCACACCACCTGGGTTTGTTGTTGCCCTCATAAACAAGGGTAGGTCTGGGTCTGTACTACGCAGACGTGACCTCATGTAATTCCAAGCAAAAGGTGTAGGATGTTGGGTAAGTTCGTCGAATGCAATGTAGCTAAATGCCTGACCTTGGTAACGTAGAACATCTTCGTCCCTTTCAAGGTATGTCATCCATAGTCTAGCACCAGACGGAAACGTCCACTGGCTTTTCTTCTCCTGCCATTTCGCCCCCTTGTACGCTTTCGGGTATAACTCTTGAGATTTCCATATGAGTTCCCGA